ATTGCAACAAGTGCATCTCATTTTTTTCTCCTTAGTACCAAATAAAAAGGTTTTCTTCTTCACAATAACCTAAGTAGGTCACATTGTCTTTTACTCGTGTATTTGCACCAGTCCCACCAGCTGGTCCTAATGCGCTAAACACATAATTCTTTGCACCGTCTTTTTTCTTATAAACTTTTACTGTCTTGACATCTATTTTTAATACATGGTTTTTGGCTACATCCCAAGCCAATAAGTCTGCCGGTCCTGATGGTTTTATATTCGCAAATACTTCGTAACCTTGTTCTGTTAGCCATATTTGTGCTTTCAATTCGCTTATTAATGCAATTCTGTTTATTTTCATATTTCGCTTTCTAAGTCGTTTTACGGCATTGGTAATAGGTAGGTATTAACTTCAATCAAAGTCGGCTAAAACAGCCCTCTAAAGCCCTGCTAGATAGTCAAATAACCATAGCAAGGCTTGAGTATAGACAGTCAAACCGATAAGCCAGTATAAAACGGTATACATCATAGGTTTTCGCAGATTACTACCCCATTCGGGTATACATAACATACGATTGTTTTACCGTCTGGAGTGACAATCATGGTCGGTCTAACTGCGTTAGCGTTGCCAGCAATTAATACCATTACAGATACTATGGTTAATAATGTTTTCATTCTGTTGATTCCTTCATAGTTAAGTTAATAAGGTCAAGCCATAGAGTATAAAGCCCTTCATCGCTCATGGTTTCGAATACTTCTAGTCTATCTGGGTGCCATGAACCCATTGCTACTATATCTTGAAGCATAAACAATCTACTCTGTGTCATTGTGTTTCCTTTCGTTTTACAAAATATTCAATCAATCCCAATATAACCATGATAGTGCAAACCTGCTGCCAATTCTGACCGTCATCGGTTATAAATGAATACAGCAATACTATACCGCCAAATATTAGTGCCATGGCTACTCCATAAAAGAATCAGCAATTACCACAGCAATGAACAACAGCACTATCAATAGTTCCATCATAAACCCCCGGTAACGGTAACATAAAAGCAAAGCGGGATACTAATAGAGATTACCCCAAGAACTATACCAAGTATAAATTGTGTCATGATTAAACCTTTTCCCATATTGAAATTATGTTTTTATCTGGAAAATTGCATAGTGTTTCTGTTTCTGCTTCGATAGCATCGATTGCATCGATTTCAACATAATCTCGGCTTAAATCATCTTCGCCAGTCTGATAAAAAACAATGTAAGTATTCATGATTAAGCCCTTCTATCGTAAAAGTTTTCTAATATTTGCTGAATGATTAACAAATCTTCCTTTTCAATGTTTAGCCACTTAGTAGCCCCAAAGATGCCGCTAATCTTAATTTTTAGGTCTAAATCCGTACCTTTTAAAATTGGCTCAGGTAATACTCTAAAAATCTCGTTTTGTGTGTATTTGCTCATTCTTACACTCCCTGCACTAAGTTATCAAAATATTCCTGCGGCATTTCAGAATATGGCAAATCTGACCATTTAGCAATATCCCATTTCCCGATATGCTTTGATGTGGTTACTGACCATTTCCGACTAGTGCGGTATAGAAACTGACTAGGCTTATAGTGTGCTACTGGTGTCTCATAGCTGAACAAAAGCCTTGAGCCATCGTTTAAGACTAATTCTGTCATGTTTGACGCTATTGGTTTGATTCTCATTTGTAATTCTCCATAGTTAGGATACTGCTAGGTTAAATTGTGCTACTAGGTGATACTTTACCGCTACTGCTACCGCTAAACAATAGGGACAAACCCTAAGTTGTTGCTTTTATTTCTTACTGTTTATAAATACTACAATCACAGTTTGCCAACATTGTGCAACATTGTCTAATTGTATTTTCTAATTGATTCGGTATTGTTGATAGTGTTTAGCTACTGAATGGATTGACTGTATTGTGACCAGTATAGTTCCCCTGTATAGGTGCATCATCGCCCCATATGCACGACTGCACAGACTTCAAAGAAACTACCTTGCAACATGACAATATAGTATATGCATGTATGCGTATATATGCAAGTATGCAAGTATGTAGACACTAACATCGCTATAGGGGGGTGGGGGTGTTGACTGTGTTGTAATAATGCTGTAGGCGCTATAGCATACAAAAAGGTAAAATAGACTATATTGCACTGCAATGTAAGTCTCTGAAAGAAAAGAGTAAAATAGATGGTATTGTCTGTATTGGAAAATGCTCACTCCGTAGGAGGTCTGCGGAGACCTGTATTGCTGTCATAGCCCCGCTGTAAACCGTGCAGTCGTAGACCACTGTAGTGCATAATAACCCTATGCTTTACTTTAGTATCTACCACTAAGTCTGTTCAATCAAGTAAAAATGTGCTATCATCGCCTTACAAGTTCAAAGCACACTATAACGGAATCAGGTCAGTCCCCTACGGGCGGAGTATTATAGCCCACGATGAAAAGGGGAATAAAAAGACGATAGTCATTCCCCTTATCGATAGCGAGAAACAATCTACCGATAGCGCTCTATAGTATTAATAGGAACTAAACTTTTTTTGTCTTCCTTAAAGGATAAAAGACTTCATGTCGGAAATTGAAAAACAATTAGAATCTGCGCTACCGGAAGGTGGAGATGTCGTAAAGCATAAGCGCCCCAAAATTAAACGACGTGAAGTAGTAAATGGTAAACCCAAGTTAGGTCGTCCAACGAAGGCGGCTATCGCCAAGAAGAAGAATCCCGGGGTGCTGGGTAGACCACCCGGCGATGCAGCAAGGATTGCAGAATTTAAAGCAAGGTTGTTGGCTACGGCTGGCGACAGTGTGATTACCAAGATTATTGAGACAGCACTTGCTGACGGTCATCCTGCTCAGGGTGCAATGCTCAAGTTCTGTGGAGAGAGGTTGTTACCACTGTCTAGCTTTGAAGCTAAGAGTGGTGGCGGAAGTCCTCAAATCAGTATCAACATCACGGGCATTAACAGCCCCAGTGTAGAAGCAACAGAAGTAGTTGAAAACGATGTTACTGACGTGGTAATACGAGACATCGATGAGTGAACTAAACTTCCAACTGTTGCAATGGCAACAAAAAGTATTTAAAGACACTACTCGCTTTAAGGTTATTGCTGCTGGTCGTCGCTGTGGTAAGTCCAGACTGTCAGCAGTAACCCTACTAATTGAAGGGCTTAATTGTCCAGAGAATTCGTGTGTGATGTATGTTGCACCAACGCTGGGACAAGCTCGAACGATTATGTGGGACTTGTTAATGGATTTAGGTAGACCTGTAATCAAGTCTGCTCACATTAACAACTTAGAGATTACGTTGGTGAACGGCAGGAAAATCCTCATTCGAGGAGCTGACAACCAAGACTCACTTCGTGGTGTGTCCTTGTCGTACTTAGTAATGGACGAAGTAGCGTTTATTAAAGCAGAGATTTGGGAACGGGTATTACGAGCTGCGCTGTCGGATAAAAAAGGTAGAGCAATGTTTATTTCTACCCCTTCTGGTCGTAATCACTTCTATGAGTGGTTTCAGCTAGGACAAAGCGGTAACGATTCAGATTGGAAGTCGTGGCACTTTACCACCGCTGACAATGAAACAATTGACCCAAAAGAGATTGAGGCAGCAAAGCGGACACTAAGTTCCTTTGCGTTTAACCAAGAGTATTTGTCTTCCTTTAACAATGCTGGCTCTGGTTTGTTTAAAGAAGAATGGATTAAGTTCGGTGAAGAACCAAACGACGGTAGTTGGTACATCGCAGTAGACTGCGCTGGTTTTGAAGAAATTGGTAAGAGGCAAACCAATAAACGATTAGATAAAACCGCTATTGCGTGTGTAAAGGTAGATAATCAGAATGTATGGTATGTGGATAAGATTGAAACAGGTCGCTGGTCAACTGAAGACACAGCACTACGAATACTTAAAAACATACAAGAGTATCAGCCGCTGGCAGTAGGGATTGAGCGTGGTATCGCAAAGCAAGCGATTATGAGTCCACTGATGGACGCTATGCGAAGACTGAACTGTTACGCTCACATTGAAGAATTGACGCATGGCAACAAAAAGAAAGTAGATAGGGTAACTTGGGCTTTGCAAGGTAATTTAGAGCATGGCAGGATTGTCCTAAACGCTGAAGGTGATTTTGATTTGTTTGTCGATGAACTCCTAATGTTCCCCACACAGGGAGTACACGATGACACGGTGGATGCGTTAGCGTACATCGAGCAGTTAGTCCGCCCCAACTTCGATGCTGACGATGGTGGTGATGAGTGGGAAACTTTAGATGTAATTTCAGGATACTGATGATATATATTAAATATATTTGGTTAGTTTTAATCTCTCTACCAATAAATCTATTGGCATTGGTACTAGCGCCTGTATTGCCCCTCTTTGCCGTTAACACCTACGGCTGGTTAGACAATCAATCTAAACTCGGCTTTGGTCCTAGGCTACCGAATTGGCTCAGTTGGTTCATGACTCCAGACAACAGCCTTGACGGAGATTACGCATTTGAAAAAATTAATGGCATTAGTTATCTAGCTAAAGTAAAATGGTTGCTTCGTAACCCGCTATACGCTTTTGCAATGCAGTACCTAACCCCTTCTTACATCACCACAGTAGCTGGCGATAAAACAATTAAAGACAATGATGGTGCTAAAGAAGGTTGGTGTTTTGTTACCGCTAATGGTTTATTCCAATTTCGCTATGTAAAAAGAATTGGTAACACCAACCGCTGTGTGTTAGTTAATTTAGGGTGGAACATCATGGCTTTAGTTGATGACAACATTAACCCTAAACCTAACCCATACCAAGCAACATTTGTATTTTCACCAAGAATCTCTGGATTCAGATAAATAGGAACTAAAATGGCTGAAATGAAAGACAACAACGAAGGCGTACAGTGGGAAGAACCTTCTGAAGCTGACAAAGAGTTAGCAGCGTTCGTTGTACAACATTGTGACCGCTGGCGTGATAGCCGTGACGAGAACTACTTAGAAGACTGGAAAGAATACGAGCGTATCTTCCGTGGTGTTTGGGCTTCTGAAGACCGTACTCGTGATTCCGAGCGTAGTCGCTTAATCAGTCCCGCAACGCAGCAAGCAGTCGAGACTCGCCACGCTGAGATTATGGAAGCTATCTTCGGTAACGGAGAGTTCTTCGACATCAAAGACGACATCAAGGACTACAACGGTAATCCAATGGATGTCCAAGCCTTGCGTTCCTTATTAATGGAAGACTTAACTGCGAACAAGATTCGTAAGTCAGTAGACCAGATTGAATTGATGGCAGAGATTTATGGTACTGGTATCGGTGAGATTATGGTTAAGACCGAGACAGAGTACACACCCTCTACTCAGCCAATTCCCGGCAGTACGCAAGCTGCTTACGGAGTACAAGAGAAAGAATACTTCTGCGTTAAGATTAACCCAGTAAACCCTAAGAACTTCCTGATTGACCCTAACGCCACCTCGATTGAAGATGCGATGGGTTGTGCTATTGAGAAGTTTGTCTCTATCCACAAAGTGGTAGAAGGCATGGAAAAAGGTATCTATCGCAAGGTAGACATCGGACCTGCTGGCAATGATGACGACTTAGAAGTAACCCAAGAAGTAGTCCAATATCAAGATGACAAGGTTAAGCTCCTGACATACTACGGATTAGTCCCAAGAGAGTACCTAGAACAGCTTGAGAACGACGGAATGGAAGTGGTTGACCTGTTCCCCGAGGAAAGCGTTGCAGACAACTACAGCGACCTCGTAGAGGCTATTGTGGTCATTGCTAATGATGGTCTGTTACTGAAGGCAGAACGTAACCCCTACATGATGAAAGACCGTCCTGTAGTTGCTTACCAAGACGATACCGTTCCTAACCGCTTCTGGGGTCGTGGCACAGTAGAAAAAGCATACAATATGCAAAAGGCGATTGATGCACAGCTCCGCAGCCACTTAGACAGCTTGGCATTGACCACTGCTCCGATGATTGCGATGGACGCTACTCGTCTGCCCCGTGGCGCTAAGTTTGAAGTCCGTCCCGGCAAAGCAATCCTCACGAATGGTAATCCTGCTGAGATTATGATGCCATTCAAGTTCGGACAAACCAGCCCTGAGTCTGCTGCTACCGCACGAGACTTTGAGCGTATGCTGCTCATGGCAACTGGTACTTTGGACAGCCAAGGCATGGTAACGCAAGCTACCCGTGATTCTAGCGGCGCTGGTATGTCGATGGCTGTTTCTGGTATCATCAAGAAGTACAAACGTACCTTGACCAACTTCCAAGAAGACTTCATGGTCCCTCTGATTAAGAAGGTTGCGTTTCGTTATATGCAGTTTGACCCAGAGCGTTATCCTTCTGTAGACATGAAGTTCATTCCTACCGCTACACTCGGTATCATGGCTCGTGAATACGAAC